TCCCATTCTAAAATAGGTTTTCTTTCTTCGGGGGGTAGGATTTTCTCAAATTGAAAATCGTCTGGATTGAACGCCATTTCTACTAGAATACCTTTTTACTATTTAGAACGCTTTGATCATCCACTTGGTCCACACATAAGGTGTAACAATTGGAACTTGATCTGAGGGTGAGAATGAAGGAATAGGAATCAACTGTTTAGTTTGTTGTAATGTAAATGTACCAGGAAGAACTTGGATACCAACATCTAAAGCAGAAAATTCTAGATCAACAGAACTTTGAATACCACCAGAGAAACTAGAAAGAGCAGCACTAGCAGTACCACCAGTTTCATTATTACCATAACCAAAGATGAGCTCATCATCAATAGCAGTTAGTGAAACATAGTGGTTATGTTTTAGTTTGTTGACAGGATTATAAGATTTAATAGTTACCGTTTTATCAGGAATGTCAACTGAACCAAGGAATTTAGTAATATTATCGCTACCAAATGCTCCAGTATTACCAGTAAATGGTTTGTTGTTTATGTCGATATAGTTATCAATATCATTATATTCAGCAGTACCAATACCATTTTGTACAACATCAACCTTACCAAATGTACCTATATCGTCAGTACCCTGAAGACCTGGCGTCATACCATTACTCCAATCATCTTTACTTCCATCCCACCACTCAGGTTCGGACGAGGTACATACTGTTGATCCAGGTAGATTTTCACTCCTTAGTTCATAATCTTGTAAACCATATCCCCACAAGTTAATATTGATCTGCCCCTCGCTAGTAAAACTAGCAGAAGGAGTACCGACAGCTCCCGAAGCTGCTAAGGGTGATGTGACTGTACCACCATATCCACCTTGACCACCCCAGTTAATTCTACCTTTAAATTTACCTGGGTCAGATTGTCCAGTGATTAAATCGTGGAAGTGTAAAGGTGTATCATAAATTTTTTCAGCATCTATTCCAACAGGACATGTTGTTTTGCCTGATGTAAAGAACTCAATTAATCCACCAACATCAGAATATCCAGTAGTAGATACCTGAGCAATACCAAAATAATCAGATTCTTGTGCTGGTTGACCAGTAGCAGGAGTAATAACCTGTTCTAGTTCATCAACACCAGGATCACCAATAGTATCTACAAACCACATGCCACCAAATGCTCCTGGTTCTTCATTGCCAGGAGCTCCTGATTGTTTTGTTGCTTTAAAACTAGGAACTAATCCAGGTGATGATTGAGCATTACCATCGATAACACCAGTTCCTTTGACATATTTATTTCTATAATCAGGAACTCTAAAGTATACATCACCACCAACATTTTTAGCACCATAATCATATTCTAACACAGAGAATAGCAATGGATATTCTGCTGGATCGTAATATGAACCATCACAATATACGAAACTCGGGAATCTAGAGTCTGGTTTGCCATCAAGTTTACCCCAGAAGTTAGACTCAGTGCCATCTTGGAATACAGGCATAATAGCACCAACAGGTAGTCCATCAAATTTAGTATTAATCCTGATCTGTTGACCACTAAATGTATTACCAATATACTTACATGGAGTAATAGAACTGTACCACTGACTACGAATAGGATCTTGTACAGAAGCAGGTGTTTGAACAGAGTATCCAGCTACGAAAGAACCAGCAAAAATAAACGCTGTTCTTGTGAATCCAGGGATGTCGGAAGATCTTAATCTAATGGTAAATTGTGTGCCATTTGTTACATTTGCTTGATTACCTACAGTATATGAATTATACCCAGTACCACCAACATTAATTTGTACTCCATTTGTTCCATACAAACCAATAGTAATACCATTAGATAGACCAGAAATTGTAATAGTTTCTGCTGCTTCAGTAAATGATCCTGGACCACTAGCAAGTTGTGAAGCAAACGCAAAGTCATTGGGATCTGTACCAAATTGACCAGCAGTAATTACACTCCATGGTGTCTCAAAGAAACCTGCTGTAGAATTAGCAAGACCTAATTTTGTATTGAATACCCTAGTTTCACCAACAACACCACTGGTTGTGTATGCTAGTGCCAATGTATCAAAGTTATTGATCTTAGTGGTTGTAACACCAGCACCTAAATTAACACCATTCTTGATAATTTGTGCTAGGTCAGTGTTAGCACCTTGATCACCAGCACCTTGCTCAACAATAAAGTCAACTTCAGTTCCAAGACCTTGTATTAACTCAGTATTACTTTCATATGGTGTTAGTAAATCGGCACCAACTTTATAAATCCAAGTATATGTATCTGGTGTTGAATCTGCTTCAACAGCAGTAGTAACAACCCAATCTACAGAATCGCCATTTCCAACTGTAACTTCAGTTGTAACAGCAGTAAAGAAATCAGGAGATGATGTTAATCTAATTTTGAATGTTTGTCCATTTGTTATGGTAGCACCAGGAACACCAGGAACATAAGTCCCGCCATTTACACTAATCTCAGCACCAGCACCAACAGATGTAATAGTTACAGGAACAGTAATTCCCGAAACTGTAATCTCCTCACTTTCTACTAGAGTAGAATTTTGTACATTATCAAGAGCTTGTAAGAAAAATGGGTTTGGAATAGAATCTGGTGGTGGTCCAGTATTAATATCCCAGAAAGCACTGGCATCACCAACAACAACTTCAGCAGTATATGTTGTAAAAAATTGATTTCCTGTAGTTGCCTGTACTTGTACATATTGACCATTACCTATTAGAGCAGAAGGTACATATGATCCACAACTAGAAGCAGATGAACTAGAACAAATTCTAACCGCTGAGGTGAAACCAGGAGAAGTTACAGAAACATCAACTTCACCAGTAATACCAGTAATCTGTTCAATACTAGATTCAACAGTCTCTTGTATATTTGCTCCATCATATGGGGAGAAACCATAAGGATCTGGCGTTGTATCTTGCTGAGAATACTCAATATAAACAGCACCTTCTTCACCTGCTGCTGCACCTTGACCAGTTACTGTTGATGCGCCTAATGGTGTACAGTATGTGGTGTTGTAAAAAGCACCACCACCATTACCACCAGTAGCATCTAGATCATCGGATTGTAGTGTTACCCCATTCTCCGTGTAAGTATTAATTAGTGTTCCAGCAGATCCATCATATCCACCACCGCCGCCACCAGGACCACCACCTTGACCAGTTCTATCAGGAGCATCATCACCTGATATGCTTATATTAACTGTTGACGTGCTAACACTTCCATGTCCATTATAATTGCCGTATTGAATACTTAATGGTGTAGAAACATCGTTACCAGCGCCGCCGCCGCCACCGCCACCGCCTACCATGGCAATCAATGTACCATCACTTAAAGTGACAGCAGATGCTCCACCACCACCGCCACCAGCACCAGAAGGATCGCCTGATCCAGAGTTGCCGCCATCACCACCATAAGCATAACCGAATCCACCAGTTCCGCCACCAGTTCCTGTTACATAATCACTACCATTTTCACCTGCATCGGCAGGATAAATTCTTAGATTGAAATCTGGATTACCAAAGGCATTAGTTGGCCAGGCAGCTGTTGGAATATTAACTTTTACTCTAAATTGATTACCAGCACCTCCTGGACCTCCTGTACTGGCACCAGGAATATCTCTACCACCAAATCCGCCACCAGCACCAATTAACGTTAGGAAAAATTCTGTACCAGCAAAAGCAGGAATGTTGAAATTTGAAAAAGATGTGAATCCCTCACCAAAATATTCTTCAGTAATAAAATCTCCAAGTACATTAAACTGTTTAGTATATACTCTAAATGTATCAAATAGAGCAGTACCATTAAAAATATCAGCTGATGTACCAACTCTATATGTAAGTTGAGCTAATCCACCAGATCCTGTGCTAGCATTTTGTCTAACATATAGAATCTCTGTTGATGAAAGAATAGTAACTGACGAACCCCAGTTAACACCATCAGCACTAAGACTACCAACACCACCAGTAATTGACGCTGTTGTAGATTGATCCAATCCTTCAAGTGTTACTTCAGCAATTTGTTCAACCCCAGGGTTAGAAAGATATACAGGAGTAGCATGGAATGGATAAGGAACTGTTCTTGCTTCTCGGGTATTCACCCCCATCGTAAAAACTTTTTCCGCAAATGTAGGTGATGGTCCACCTGTAGGATTGCCAGCACCACTATCAGGTGGACCTTGTATTCTTACACTAGCAGATTTATTAACGCCATAGGTAGTGGATGAAACCATCTTCAAGTTAATAACATCACCATTTTGGACTATAAGTTGCTGAATCCAAGTACCAGTATTATTTTTTCTAATAAATCCATCAGTACCATCAATAATAGCATCTATCTTGACAGTTTGTCCATTTAATGTCGCTACAGTATTTTGAGCAACTGTAGGATCATTATTACCCAAATTTGTAAATGGTGCTTCTAAATCATTATAGATGCCAGAAGCATATTCAGTACCTAGACCACTGATAGGCACATCAGCAAAATACATATAAGATGGTTCAGCTCTATTATGTGTGCTATCAGCAGATACTAGAATTTTTTCATATTCAACAAGTGTTAATACAGCATTATTTCCAGCACCAGTAATAGTTAGTTGATCACCAATAGTATAACCATATCCAGGATCTATAACAATTATGTTAGCAAAACCATCAGAAGTTACTCTAATGATCATACTGTTACCAGTACCACCACTTACTGTATAAGATTGGGGAGCATTAGCAATAAAATATAGCAATTCCGCGTCATCTTGCCCTGCATTTAGTGAAAAATTAGCGCCATACGTGAAAATAGGAGAAGCATCTACTGGATTTGGATATCTATCTACCTCAGTCCATGATTGCCAATTATCAGTAACAGTACCAAGAGTTTGTGTTACTAAATAAAGACCAGCTCCATATGTACCAGCAGTAGTATTTTCATAGAAGTTACTACCTCTAGTATAACTATCACCACCAACGGCAAATACATTTAACGTACCTGTACGTTTCTGGGTATAATTAGGACCATTACGAATTCTAGTATAAAGAGTATCATTAAGAACTAATTGGTCACCAATAGATTGTGACCAATTAGAATTATCAGCAGAAATTTCTACATCACCAGTAGATGTTGCTCTAAGTACAACATCGCCATCAAGACCAATGATGGGAACATTGTAAGTAAAATAATCAGAACCACCATCAGCAGGAATTATCTGATCTACTCTATCAGTAAAAGCATATTGATTAATGTTTTGATCTTGTGCTCTAGTAGTAATACCCCATTGTCTAGAGAATGATGTAGATGGTTGCCCAATATTTGTACCAAACGTCTCATCACCTACATTAAAAGTAACTAGAGTGCTGGTAACATACCAGTCAGGAACTTGTACTCTTAGTTGTACTTTATCTCCAGGTTGTAGACCACCAGTACCATTAGCAATGTTAGCACTGATAGATGTTCTCCAAGAGTCAAAAGCACCACCTCTATAGATTCTAAACTGTGCTGTAGTATTGTTTGTATTACTATTCTTAGGACCGTTAGATACAGCAGAAATACTGGCAGGAATTGGAATCTCAATGCTAGAAATATCAATTACCCCAGAATAATATGTTGTATTTCTCTGGAATGTTGATGTAGCACCACTACTACTACTACCATTAAAAGCACCAGTAAATCCTTGCTGATCGGTAAAAGTAAACGTTTGGGGCAATGCGTCAGGAATTTTTGTACCAAAAGTGATACCATCTGGATCAGATCCAGTACCAATTTTTACGTTAACGAGAACTTGAGTGTTCCAAGTTCCAGGAGTCGGGTATCTAACCTGAACAGAGTCTCCAGGATTTACGTTAACAGGACTGCTACTAAATGGCATTGATTACTACTCGATCACGTGCTATTCCTATTGGTTATTTAGGTCCGACTGTCTAACATTAATCCAAGGACCATTATTAATTCTAACTTGAATTGGTTTATCTGACGTAATTTCTTGACTTTCCTCACCATCCACTTCAAAAATAGGAGATTTGTAATGTTTATCGTTTGGTTTAAGACCATAAACAACAGGAAATTTTTTCATAGTGTACTCCAAAAATAGTTGGCAATGTCCTGAAACTGAGTAGATTCAGTAGAAATATCATCTTCCTGAGAATAATATGTATTATATGAATTTTGTGATACTTCAACACCATTATCTTTTGTAGTTACCGTTTTTGTAATACCCACAACTTTCCCCAAAGGTCTAATAATGATAGAATCAATATCTTCAATTCTTTCTATAGCCATTTTAAATTTCTCTTGTATACTGCCATGTTTGATTATTTATGCTGACCTGAGCATCTGGACTATCTAACTTGATTTCAACAGGTATCTCAATATCATTCATAGTTTGTTGACCCGACGTTACATGCTCAATAGGAGAATTAGTAATAAGATCGATATCTTCAAATGGATATTTGCCTATGTTATTGGCATAATTAAAAACTTCATTAACAATAGGTGCTCTAGTAGTAAAAGTAACATTAAAAGATCCAGATGGTGTAGTGACAGTAACTGTTTTGCTATTTGTTTGAGCACTACCACTTGAAATATCAGTATTAAATGGCATTGTAGTTGTTCTGTATTGTACTGTGTCTCCATCATTAAAATCTTTGTCCCCCCCAAAAGCTCCATTTCTACCAATAAAATTACCAGTACCAGTAGTAGATATATTACAAGGCATGTCAACACCCGCTACTACTCCTAAAGTAAATGTGTCAATAATATCTGGTTCTAAATTAATAAATGATGTAGTCCAACTATTGGAAGGTGTGTTATCATTTTTTACTTTAGCAGTTCTAGTCCTAGTTACAGTACCACCTGGACCCTTTGCTGTTAACGTATAATCTTTTTCGGCAGGACTATTACCATTAGCGTTTGATTGTAGTCCTGTATTCACGGTGATATCATCATTGGCTGATACCGATCCAACACCTCTGTTTATTTTAACATTATCAGCATATTCAGTATACCAACTCATTTCAACATTAGCGTCAGGGACGCCATCAGTATTGAAATTGTTACTAACAGTAAAATAATCAATTTTTGGCGAATGATATGTCCAGATAATTCGTCCACCACCGTTACCACCAGATCCAGCATTTCCATCATCATTTCCTGCTCCACCAGCACCATAACTGGCACCATCTCTTCCACCAGGACAACTTCCTGATGATCCATTTAAATTAGTTCCTCTCCCACCTCTTCCATTGCCACATCTACCTGAGTTTCCCCCAGAATTACCTGCTCCACCACCATCTTGACCATCATCATCATCAGATCCACTTCCACCACTTCTAGTAGAGTCACCAGCTGATCCACCACCGCCACCACCACCGCCAGAATTATCAGTACCAGTCTGACCACCAGTAGCACGAACATTAATAATATTACCAGGACCACCTTTAATTTGGGATGTTCCTCCATTGTTACCACTATCACAACTAGGTGATGATCCACCAGACGCTATAGTAATGCTTAGTGTATTCCCAGCTGATAAATTTCTTGTTTGTTCGGCATATCCGCCGCCACCGCCGCCACCACCTTGATCATCACCATCACAATCTTTGTATCCAGAAGCACCACCAGCAATAACCCTAGCGGTAACACTTTTGGTAGCAAATGGTGCCGTCCAACTATAACTTCCTGGATTTGTATAACTTTGTGTAGGCATTATATACTCCTAGCGTTTTGCCAAGGTTGACCATTAATACTCACTTGGGCAGCAGGTTTATCAACTTTGATTTCCATAGGAATTTCGATATCATTAGCAGAAATTTGTGCTGACGTTAAATGTTGTGTTGGCGAGTTAGTAATAAGATCAATATCTTCGTATGGATATCTGTCTATATTATTAGCATAATCAAAATCTTCTTTAATTCGAGGAGCTCTCGTTCCAAAAGTAATATTAACAGACCCACCAGGATAACTAACATTTACTGTTTTACTATTGGTCTTGCCAAATGTGCCAGTTTTTCCACTAATATCAGTATTAAATGGCATTGTAGTTGTTCTTAATTGTACTGTCTGTCCATTAGTAAAAGTTTTAGATCCACTAGCGGATCCACCTTTTACAATAAAGTTACCAGCACCAGAAGTAGATATTGTAGTTGACATATCAATACCAGAAGTTGTTCCTATGTTAACAGTAACGACTGTATTTGGTTCGAGACCAGTAAATGATGTAGTCCAACCATTTGATAAAGTATTATCATTACGAGCTTTTACAGTAATAGTGCTACTTGTACTACCAGTATCATTGCTAGCAGTTAGTGTATATGATCTTTGAGAAGGACTAGTACCATCAGCATTTGATTGAGGTAAGTTATTAATATTTCTACTATTATTAGTAGCAGTATTCATAGCTGCTGAGTAACTCCAAGATTCACCAGCATTACTTGTTAATGAAATATTATTAGCATATGTAGTTTGCCAATTTAATTGAGTGCTATATGAAGGAGTTCCTGATGTACTATTCTGTGGACTTGGAGTAGCAGAAAAAGAATTAATTTGTGGAGCAACATTAGCCCACGAAACTGATACATAACCGTCGCTACTACTGTTCCCTCCACTAGCACCACCAGAATCAACATATCCAGTATTAAATCTAGAACCGCCTGGGTTACCGCCGCCGCCACCCCAGTTGTTATCTTTACCAGCACGACCACCGCCGCCACCACTAGCACCGCCGCCGCCTCCGCCGCCTCCACCACCATCAGTACCACCAGGGTCTCCACCGCCAGAGCCACCACTGGATCCAAAAGAACCACTAGCACTAGCAGTTAGAGATTGTCCACCGCCCTCTCCACCATTTGCATTATCAGAAGCGCCGCCACCACCGCCTGAACCACCCATAACAATAACTAGTGTCCCATTATCATAAACAGCGGAACCGCCGCCTCCGCCGCCGCCTCCACCTGAATAGGGAGGATCGCCAGCGTTACCACCTCGACCACCAGCACCAACACCACTACCACCGTTACCACCAGAAGCATTGGGTTCGTTATCTTGACCATTAGATCCACCACCACCAACAAATATGTAAAGATCTCTGTTAATAAAATTTCTGTTGGATTTAAATTGAAAATTTTGTTGTGTAGTAGTACCACCGCTGCCCCCATTTGCCTCGGCATCTCTACCACCTCTACCACCACGAGCTCCACGAACTGTAGCAGTGATATTATATCCACTATTGGGAATATTAAATGATTGACCACCAGGTGATGAACGACTATTACTTGGCATTTTAGATCTTGATAAGGTATTCTACTAAAATAAACGGAGGAGTTGCCTCGTCTAATTTTTTTATGTTACTAGTGGTAAGAATTACTTCGGTTTCCAATCCAAAAGCATCAATATCAGTATTAACAAAAGAATATCTCAAATCATTATTAGCAGCAACCACGCTAGATTTTGGAAAATCAATTAAATGAGCATGAGATACTACAGCAGAGGCTCCAGTAGGAGCTTGAATAGTAACTAACTCATTAGAACCTTCGTTCTGACCATTATTACCACCTTGAGAAGCACCATTTTCGCCATTAACAAAAATAGAATCAGACCATTTACCAAGATAGTTGAAAACACCAACAGTAGAATCATGACCATGTGACTGAAAATTTTGTTCAGACAAAAATGCTTTCAATGTTCTGCCATCGGTTGTGGTTGAAGAAAATGTAGGATTACCAATAAATTCAATTTGACCAGGACTAATAACCTCAAATTCACCACTATATGTTATAGTAGCTGAATCTCCAATTAGAGATACAACATTAACTTCCGCCCCAACTCTATATGGTTTAGTTGAGTCTTCGTTAGTTACTCTATCATTTAGATATGTACCAGAAGCGTTACCACCTTGAATGTATTTAGATCCTATATCAGGTAATACAAACTGAGTATCAGTTAAAGTTGTCGTAGGTCTTTTAAATTTTGAATTTTGTCCAGTACCTAATACTTGTGCTAGAATTGGATACTCAGCAGAATCAAGAATAGATCCATCACACCTTAAAAAACCAGCGGGAAGTAACGTCTTAAAATTTCCTTGATCAGGAACATTAGTGGTTGATAGTTTAATAGGGAAAGGCATGATAGTGCCAGTAACACCACCAAACCTTGCTCTTTCGTTAGTGTAAAATACTGGCATTAGTACGCTCTAATTAGGTTAGTAATAGTAATAGAAGCCACTCTTGTGGTAAATGTAATTTGTAATGCCCCTTCAAGAGAATTTGGAGTTACATTAGGTTGTGCCAAAACTTGTAATTGTTCGACAACATCCATATCAGAACCATCATAAACAACATTAAATGACCCGTCATGGTCATGTGCCTCAATAACATCTTGAACGCCAGCACCTGATAAAGTATTATTTAAGAAATTTACTCCAGCATGGTTGAACAATGTTTTTGTATATCCATGCTCATCATCAGATCCACCCGATCCAGCATCATAATTTGGAGCAGTTACTGGCAAAACACTATCAGAAAATGGAATCTTATAACCAGGATATATTTTTCCACTTTGTTTCAAAGCTGTCATATTAGCATCACCATCAGCTGATGAAACGCCTGTCGCTCCACCTTTGTGGCGTAAGTTCCAATGGGAACCCGAACCAGTAAACCATGGTTTACCAATACCATGACCTTCAGATTTCGTAAGATATGGTCGGTGGTCATTAATAGGTAATGAACCACCAATAACAGCAATGGCATGTCTACCAGGACCGATACCAGTAAATGGACTGTTATTAAAAGCTGTTATGTTATCAGTTTTACCACCAATATAAAATCCAGTAGCAGGATCAGCACAATCAAGACTTGTTGTAATTGGACAACCAAAACCAAAATTTCCATTTGGACAGGGATGTCTTCGTTCAAAAAATTCAGTGAAACTTACTTGGGGTGTAGCAAATATACAAGCACCTCTACCAGGTTGATCACCAGCATCAGAAGTACTAGTTGTTTTATATCCACCTTCATGGAAATGCTGTGGAAAATGTTGTCTTCCTAGTTTTCTAGGAGCCATAAAGACTTCTTTAATAGAAAATCCATCAATAATAGTTTGACCTGTAATTATTCCTTCAAAGTACGAGTTGCCAACTTTAGTAATAGTAATACTGATATCATTAGGAGTAGAAGTACCACCGTCAGCAGAAAATGAAGATCCAGGAATAGTTAATTGATCACCAACTTGATATCCAGATCCCTTTACTTTAGGAACAATATCATATGAATTATCAGTATTGATGACAACAGTAAACTGAGCGCCAGATCCACTTACAGCAGCACCAGTATCGGCATTTGTTCCATTATTTGCCACCACATTTTTATACAATTTTGTAGTTGCTACAGTTGGTGCTGTACCTGAAGTAATAATACTAATAATAGTTCCCGCAGGATCAGGTGTATATGTAAAGTTTAAGTCTGTCCTAGCATTAGTCACATTAGGTGGACCAAGATCTCCAGGTTCAAATCCAGGTACAGAATCTCCAAGAAAATCTTCTACAACTGTTAGAGCATCAGAATTATCAATCGATGATGGAATTGTCCCAGTAGTTGAATTATATACACCAAAATAAGCAGTAGAAATATCTGCTATTGCTTTATTATTTGTTTGAGGCAATCTAATTGAACCAGTGTAATTAGGAAAATTACCACCAAAATTAGTACCACCATATGTATCACGTAAAATACGTGCTAATAGTGGATAGTCTTTTGCATCAATTTCAGCACCATTACATAGTAACCACCCATTCGGAATCTCAGAAATATTTCCTCCCCATGGTTCCATCGAACCAATAGGGAGTGCTTTTTGTGTCTTGATTACGTTGTATCCTGCCATTAGATTTCTACCAACCACCAACCTTGTGCTGTTGATGGAGCACCAGTGGTGGTTCCATCAAAGTTTGTACTACCTAGGTATATCAGACCAAATCCAGCATGTGGAGTCTGAACGACAAGTTCACCACCGTCGTAGTCAATACTACTTAGGTCAGGAGTATTGCCGTTTGTAGAATCACCCTGGACAGCAGTGTCATCGAAAGCTCTTACTCGTAACGATACGTTATAAGTTAGATTACCAGCAACATCAACGATTCTAATACAATCACCCGTGGATGGGTTTTCTGGTAGTTTGAGAGTCGTATCAGCAGAAGGAGCAACAAAGTAGTTGACATTAGATTTTAGGTCAAATGTTTCTTCACCAGCACCAACAAATTCCCACTTTCTAGCACCTTTTGGTGTAAAGAATCCTTCCTGTCCAGCGAAGTTCATCGAACCATCAATTTCGACCTCAAAGAGTTCTTGTGGTGTATTTACTTTCAGGAAAGTAAGGTTGGTAGTACCATTAGGTTGTGTTCCAGAGGTATGAATGGGAGCAACAGTACCTAACTGTCCATTAGCTGTAACAGTATAAACATTACCACTATATTGAATAGTGTCACCAGCATCAACATTTTCGCTAGCAGTCCACTCAGGTGACTGATCCATCTTATTAAGTTGGAAGTTACCACCATCAACTTGTACAGGACCAGAAATTCTACTTTCAGTTTTTCCTTGAACAGTTAGATGACCAGCAATTGTCAGGTTACCTGTGCTGTTCTGAAGAATAAGTTTTTGATCAGTAGTACTACCAATTAAGAAGTCGCCAATACTTATAGTAGTGAGACCATTCTCGGCATTAACAGTCAACCTATCACAATTAGGACCACTAGCACCAAAGTTACCCTTCAGGCATGTTTCTCCAGTAGCGGAATCAACACTGAATGTAGTAGTAGGATTAGAACCACCAGTGGTAATTTGAAGTGTCTGAGATCCAGCAGTTGTGGATCCAGCAAGAGTGAAGTTGGAATTAACTGTTACATTACCTAGAATATTAGTCTCGCCATTTGTAGAATCAATGGAGAACTGTTCAACTGGGGCGTTATCAGAACCATCAGTAACAACGAATCTCTGTGGAGAAGTCGTGTTGATGTCAGTGATGATTGCTAGTTCTTGATCACTGAATCGTAGAATGTCTCCATCACCAACAGATCCAGAGAAGTCGCCAGTGTTAACGTCTTGTAGTGTACCACTGGCAGTAGCAGAAATACCACCTACATCATCAACGAAGCTAACATCTTCTGCTAGATCATATCTAACAAGTTCTGTATTATCTGGGTGATCAGTTCTCAAGAACTTGAACGATGAAGCACCAGCACTGGCGGGTAGATCAGGAGGGGTGCCAGCAATCATTGCTCCGCCAACAAGATTTCGCTGGTTCATTGCTCTCTTAACTTTAACCTGAAGTGAATCGCCAGAAACGTTATTCAGATTAGTAAGTTCGAGAATTTTAACCAGTTCACTGTATTTTTCGCCAACAGGAGCATCACCTTGAGTCGAATCACCACCAGTAAATTTAACACTACCAGCAGAAACTCCAGAATCAATAGTCTTGCTTAGAGTAAATGTGGTTCCAGTAATAGCAGTGATCTGAGCAAACTTAGTACCATCACTAAAGGTAGCATCTTGATCTTCATCAATTCTTACCCAAGTATTGCTAGTATCAAAACTAGTAGCATTAGTTACACTAGTAATAGTAGCAACATTAGGACCAACGTTAGCAGTAAATGCTGTTGGGTCGAAGATCGCTAGTCTAGAACGGTCAATCAGTAGGAAAGCACCAACTTCAAAGATCGTAGTGTTGGATGGAGTAGTGAATGGCAAGTAGTATTCATCACTAGCAGCAGTTCCACCAACAGCATCAGCAGTACCGCCAAAGAAACTAGAATCTTTGTCAATGAACTGACCAATGACACTCTTAGTAAAGAGGTCAATGTTAGTATTATCACTATCACCTTGAGAATGAGATGGAGCATCAGTAAGGAACGAACCTCTACGTACCTCAAACTCACCAGAGTTAAGACCACCAGAGAGTGTTACATCACCCTCAAGAGTAGCGGAAGATTTAACAATCAGACTGTTATTAATCTGAGTAAATCCACCCTGAGCACCAATGAAAGTTCTTGAAGCAGCACTACCAATGTACAACTTAGAAGTTGTAACAGTGAATAGGTTAACTCTATTAGCAGGCGAACTTAATGTAGCAATACCTGTACCACCAACTAGTGCTGTACCGATGTCTAGATCACCATCAACTTGAGTAAATCGTGTTTGGAGTTTGACAACCGAACCATCAGATAGAGAGTTAGATTGCTTAGAATAAGCACCACCGATACGTACAACAGATACAGCATCGGTTTCTGTTAGATCGGAAGTACCAATAGCAACTGAGGATTTCTTACTACCACTATGAACTTTAAAGATAGTATCTTGACTGAACGTACCGATGTTAACTTCTTGGTTAGTAGCGGTCGGTGAGATATTGATAAGTTGTGGACTTGCTTCTGTAGTATCACTACCAGAAACAGAGTTACCGATAAAGAGATTTGTTGCTTCAGAAGCAAAGTATACAGTGGTAGCACCACCATCAATCAAACTGAACGATTGTGACGTAGTAGATAGAGATCCACCATTAATCTGTAAGTTCTCTTCAAACAGAGCATTCTCTGTTAGTCTCATATCACCAACAACAGTTAGTGTGTGGTTGGTATCGCCATCAGTGACGTTAATACCAACTCTACCGCCAGAAACGGTTCTGGCATTTCCTGTTGACTGTCCAGAATGGTTACCTTGTAGACCATTTGTTGTAGCAACTCTAAATGTTGCTTCCAAATTAGGTTGTGCTGAATTGCCACCAACTAACAGAGCATTATTTTGATTATTAAATGTTCTATTAGAAAGTAGTGGGAAGTTATCGTAACCATTGAGAGCAAGAGTCTTACCACTAATGTATGCTGTACCAACAACATCCAGGTTTGCTCTTGGATCTACAGCATCAGAACTAAATCCTTGAGCAAAATCGCTATGAGCAGATCTTGCTAGAGTATTAATACCTAATTTATAGTTACCGTTGTTTAGTGTATTAGTTCTTAATGTTTCAGCACCAATTAGTGAAGTTTCAGTCCATTTGCTCTGTGATACGGAAATAACAGCATCAACTGGTAATGCAGTAGGATCATCAACGGTACTCATGTCGATTACGACAGGAGCACTAACAACGAAGGAGTCTCCTAGTACAGACTCAACCGATCTAATACCGTTAACATTAATAAATCTACCATCCAAACCAGCAATCTTAACAATGCTACCGACTTCAATACCATTATCAGCAGGAGATTCGCCATTAACCATGTTGAATCTGACTTTAGGTCCAGCTGCTGCTGGTGTATTACCATCACCAATAGCAGTGGTGGAGTCAATATTAGCTTCAAATGACTTGTAGAAGTTAGCGTAGATCCAACCAAGTGAACCAGTTCTACCAACTTCCTCACCCTTGAGTAGGATATCTCCAGTAGTAGGACCATCAGAAGTTGTTAACGTACCATACTTAACTTCCATTCCAAGGTTGGAATTGGTTTGGTTAGGTGTTTTGTTAGTTGGCGTATTACCATTCTCCTGATCAATGTGAGTTCTGATACTATAGTCTTGACCAGATAGTAGTGAACTACCACGTGGGTTAAGTCTGTAGATA